TTATGACCCATCTTAATGTTGTAATCAAACTTGTCAAAAGTACAATTTCGTATCTCTGTTTGACCGTTGTAACTCTTAACACCATCTGTGGTACGCCGTCCAGTGAGTAAGCCACTTCTGCCACCTGTCTTGTCTCCGAACACATAGAGTCCTTCAAGGGCCACAGATAGGTTGTTATAGTAAGGTGCAGGTGTGTACGAGTAGCTGCTTGTGATGGTAAACAGGTAGTCACCTGTAAACGCTGTGGCATCTATTCTTGCACGACTCACAGAAGAAATACCTGCAAGGGATGGGTCAATGTCAATGCCAGAAGAACCAGCGACCTTGTAAGAGCCACCTCCTAAGAAAAGTTGTTGCAACTTAGAAGATGCGTACAGGTACGCATTCTTTATAGCTGGAAGGCTGTCATATGTGGTGCTAGGCATGGCACCCCACATGTCCGCAAAGATTAGCCCATCAAATACACGGATAAGCCTCGTTCCATCATTTGCCACAACCACAGAACCATCATCACCTGCCTCGGTTGACCCTTTGCTCACTTTGAACAAACCAGACCCTAAACCTACACCTTCATGCCATGATTCCAGGAATACACTCGAACCAAGATAGCATCCATAATTAAATGCCTTCATCTTTGCTAAACTTGAAAAGCGCAATGGTTGGCCATCTACATCTTTAACAAAAGTAGCCTTAATTAAAGCCATGTAACCTCCTTTACTTAAAGCGCCCACCATGGGCACCTTGAGTAAAGGGCGACCAAACGATCGCCACTCTATCTCTTCTATAGTGTCACCTAAATCGTAGGTGATTGATACATAATGATATGTATTATTTGTAACCGCGTTCTAGCGATAAAATGTACAACCCAAGTTGTGTAGCATCAGGCTTGCTAAAGCAGACCTTATCGCCTACTTCATACACTGCCGTCAGCGTCGGCTTAGTCGGCATCACTCTGTTCTGACTTGGTGACACCTGACTGCACCCGGAAGTGATCAGCGAACCAATCAGCAGGATTGTCGCTAACATGATTCGCTTCACTTTGCGCCTCCTTCTGCTCATGCTTCTTCTTTGCGTCCAAGAGCAGGCCAAGAAGACCTGCTAGGGTTTCCAGAAGTTTACTCACAGTTTACTGCTTGGCAGATAACACTTGTCACTGCATCACCAGTGCCAGCACCAAAGTCTACGCCGAGGCCAACGGAGACAAGTGCCACCACTAGTCCTACAAGTGCAGCCACCACCTTCTTGCTTTTCAGGAACTTCATCGAGATGATCTCCCTTCCCATTGTGCTAACAAGGTAGTGTAGTTCTGCCAGTCGGTGTAGTTACCGGACTCGGCAGCTTGCGCTACCATCTTCTCACACCAAGCAACACAATCAACCATTCCAGCGAGCCTTACCGTCACGCACGTCAATGTGGGTGAAGTTGGCATAGCGCCCGATACCGTACTTGTTCGGGTACTTCTGCTCAAGGTAGAAGGCTACCTGAGATGGAGCCAGACCTTTGACACGAATATCGGCAGCCTTGCCCGTCATGTGGACGGAGTTCTTGGCCCCGCCTACGTTGGCATTGTGCTTGGCGCAGCGATGCCCTGAGTTCACAATCACAGGCATACCGAAGTGTTCGCGTACATCAGTGACCACCTGTAACAGTTCAGCATCTACGGTTGAGGTGCCGCAACCGCAACGGCAAGCAAATTCACTACGCTTAAAGTATTTGTTAAGCATCATAATATCACGCTTCCGGAGAAACAGCGGTCGATTCCATACCAGTTACATCCCAAAGGTCTGTTGGTTTACTACCACGTGCAACAGCAATATGTAAGGTTGTGTTCGCCTTCGCAAGAGCAACCATGGCACCTTTCTGTTTACCTGACAGGTGTTTGATGTTGATAGGGTGGTCTTTCTTCTTAAGGTCTGCTTCAGTAACAACAGGCAAAGGTAATGCCATTGCAACAGTTTGTACTGCCTTCACTCGAAAAGCCTGACCAGTAACACTCGTACCATATTGAGCCATGTAATCTTCCTCCTTTTAAGCTGGGGTAATAGGGTCTTCCGTTATGACGGACTTCCACTCTGAATCTTCTTTGCCATCAACTGCGATAGCAATCTTCAACGCGCCACCGGTTGCTTCAAGGCACACCATGGCCCCTTTCTGCTTACCAGATTTAGTTGCATCATTGACGACATTGGTCTTGTCTTTAGATGCAGCCTCTTGAACGATAGGGAGCATCAGTACCTCACTAACAGGTGGTACCTGCTTCCTCCCATAGCACCCTGTTAAAGGCTGAGTACTATAACCATTAGCCATTATCTCTCCTATATTATTAGTATAAAGTAAGTAGGTAGGAATAGGTGTACAGGAGCACACCCATACTATCACTACCTATATATATATATATAATCTACTATTACCTAGCACTTCCTGGGACTACCTAGGTATACCTATAACTACCTATTATTTCCTTTTCTTCCTGGGCCCTCCTTCTATAGTGTCCCCTAATTACCAAGTCCTTGAAATTCTTGAAGAAAGTGTATTTCGAGAACGAGTTTTAGGGCGCACCGATTTACCCCACACGGACTGGATTCGGGCGTCGCTGGTATTCGTCCGAGGGCGGTATCCATGATCTTGCCCGGTAAAGAACTCCCGTCGTCTCCGATGGTCATGCATCATGTCCAGATAATCGCGCATCTCCTGCGCTCTGAGCCGATTTATCCGGTTAACCTCGTCATAGTCTATCTGAGAAGTTAATTGCCGTATAGCGCCGTACAGGGCGTCTAGGCGGTCGTCGTGCCGTAGGCAGCCTTTCTCCAGAGTAATGTTCGAGATTTGACCGAACAGGCTGTAGCTCATCCGTGTTTCGAGCGGGTAGTGCTGGATACTGTCTATGTCCTGCTTAATCATCTCCGCGTTGAAGATGATGCGGTGCGCAGAGAATAACGGCTCCAGCGTCTCGATGATACGCACCTCTTTCTGTCCGTGCGCATAATCCTCTTTCAACTCGGCAGGCCACTCTCGTTCGAAGTATGGCTTAATTACCGCCTCAAACGCACCGTGACCGAAGTTCTTCTCTATGAAGACCTCTTTGACCTCTGCGGCCTTTGCCTCGCGCACAATGCGACTGAGAGCGTTATCGGAGTACCCACCCGGCACACCGAAGCACTTATAGACGTAGATGAACGTTCCCAGCAGGAAGACGATAGCCACGCCCGTTTCGTCACCGTTCTTACCTCCCGGTTTGAACGTGACGTGCGAGCCAACCCTTGTGGTGTTTACGTAAACCACGTGCCACCTTACGCATATTCTGAGGTGTTAGGTTGTGCTCTTTACAGAAGTCAGTAATGCAAGTTACAAGAAACTCTTCACCATCTGGAGAAGTGAATATGTAATCTTTGCCAGTACCTTTGTTGTAAGGTGTCATGCCTTTCTTGAACTCAGTAGCAACAGACAAGTGCTGTCCTTTCTTGATTTCAGTGGCAATACTTATGCGTTCACCTTTCTCGATGTTACCTGCTTTGCGATAACCACCTTTACCCGTATTCCAACCAATGTTGTCATGTGGGCGTAGCTTTTCTTCTAGTGCATAACACTCTTCTTTGCTACCAGTGAATAAGATAACGTACTCGCGGCCATCACAAAGACGGCCTGCACACTTGTGCTCCCTCATACGCCTCTTAATATCGGAGGTTACACCAATATAACCTTGCATTACATCAGTTTCACCAACAACACGAATATGATAAACTTTATGCTCTGTCATATTTAACTCCCTTCAATTGTTACGTTAATTCGCTACTTTAACTTCTACTAGTCACCTAGTAGGTCGGACTATATCTTAGGCTTGCGCCTCCCTCTGTTTCAGACCGCTTGGCCTTACAGTTAGTCTCTACACGTTCCTATTATTGCAACAGGCTTCGCTCGGTATTGTCTCAGTGAGAGTTCCACCGAATTAAGAGGGTTTTACGCTGGCAGAGGTGTTTACCAGCCGGGTCAATGTACATGACTCGACGCTGAATAGGTCGCCACTCATACGGGCGAGCCACAGGGCGGTACAGGTAGTCCGTGGGCTTGTTACCGAAGCGCGGTGCATCGCCGATAAGGTTCATCGAATCGTTGCTCCAAGTCGGCATCTCCGGGACTACATCGGTGCCAAAGCTCATCATGATCAGGTTGTTCAGGCGTAACGGGTAGCGGTCTGCATCCATCAGGCGAGTGTTCAGCATGAACTGTAGCTGGAACTTAGCCGTACCCTGTGAGATCTCCTTCTCAATCAACTTCTCATCGTCATACATCTCCGGGCAGGTTGGTGCGCCCTGAGTGCCGTCAATGCCGTACCCTGAGCGAAGGTACGGGTTGTCAGTCATGTCTTGGCAAATCATCGGTGCCAAGAAGTCTCCATAGCAAGCCTCTTGCTCCAGCGTTGGATAGCGACCGGGCCAGATACGAATCTGGTAGCCACGCGCCGGGAGGTTGTTGTAGATGGAGTTAACGCTCTGCGGCGTTCCTAGGTAGATGATATCGCCAAATTGGTTGATGGATTCGAACTCTTTGGTCAAGTCCTCCAGCAATGCACGGCCTGCTGCTGTACGGCTATTCTGTAACGACTCAACGTCGTCAGCAAGAATGATATCTGCACGCGCACCCTGCATACCTGCTTCGATAGAGTAGCAAGCGACAGACGGAGACTTGTCACTTCCACGTAAGGTGTAGTGAATCTCGAAGCCTTTGATTGAAGCCTTGTCGCCTGCGTAGATATCAGGGAGCATGAACTCAAGGAAGTCCAATCCACGGAAGATCTTAATCACCCAACCAGCGATTTCCTCGGCACGCTTGGCTGTCTGTGATACGATCATGATACGTTTGTGCGGTTCGTGAATGATACGGAACACCGCATAGATTGCAGCGATGGTGGTCTTAGCCTGACCACGCTGTGCCTCTACCATCCGATACTTGTTCCCTGCAAACAGGAACTTGAGGATATCGGCTTGTACTCGGTTCAGGTCTGGATTGCCAGTGATTAACGTATTGATTACCACCTGGGCGAACGACAGTAAGCCCTGCACCGTATAGGAGAACGTCTGCTGTAACTCTCGCAGCATCTCCCAACGGGCAAGGGCTTCCGCTTGTGACTCCCTTGCCTTTGCCATTAAGCCTCCTTAACGTCAGTAAAGTTAATGACCTTGCCTTGCGATGCAGCCTTGAGTGCAGCCAGTCGCTTGGACAGCTTGCTCTCTTCTTGCTGCGCGGCAGGTGTGGCAGTGATGCCGTTATCCAGCACCCATTTACACATCGCACCTACATCCTTGCCTGAGACAAGACCGATGGCCGCATCAGGGTCATCCTCAATAGCATCGAGGATTGCCTGTGCCTTCTTGTTGAACATCTTAGTAATGGCGTTGTGAAGAATACCTACATCATCTTCACTCGCCGCATGTCGGTTATTTACTGCCACGCTTCTCCCTCCATTTGGTAACTCGGTTCCATACCCAATCGCCAATCTGCAACATAGTATAGATCGCGGTTAATATGTAAACCCAGTTCTCCCAACTAATACCTAAGAAGGTCGTGCTCGTCACTACGGCACCTGGCACCCACTTCAGCGTATCGTTGATAACATCTGAGTTTATCATTCTTCCTCCTTACTCTAAGCGAGTTCTGTTATCAAAGACCGCCTTCACCACCATACGACACTCCGGTAAAGGCTCCGTGAAGGTAAGGGTTTGATGGTCGGCGTCAAGGATGTAGGCGTCTTCATCTTGGAGAAGACCATCAAGGTACACCTCAACACCTGCTACGGTAGTTCCAAGGTTGACCGCAGTCGTACCTTCGGTGATGCGGTAAGATAGGCGAAGCACGTTACCTACCTCTGGAACCGCGATGCGGGAACTAATCAGGACAGAGACGCGCTCACCTTTGCGCAATGCAGGTTGTGCCAGTAGAATCTCGTTATTAACGATCTCGAATGCACCTGCTAATTCGTCTTGGAAGACACCATCGCGCCACACTAGTGCGGAGTGGAAGAAGAACGGAGGTGATACTTTAGTCTCACCGCCTACTGCCTCATACGTCCAGGGTGCTGTCCTGTGAGAGATGTTGGAGTCAAACGACTTAATAATGCCAACAATCTGCTCATCCTGACGCTTGTTCCATGCCGTCTGCTTGGCATCATTCGCATCAATCTGCGTTTGAAGGTTGCTATTTGCCGTATCAAACTGCGCCTTGTTCACAGCATGATGATCTTCTGTTCCAGGCATTAGGTGGTAGATGTTATGCCAGCCCGCGTTGATATCTTGCTTGAAGTAGAAATTATCAGGCAAGAAGCCATCTAACAACTCCTGAGTTAACTCAAGTTGCTGGATGAAGGAGTTATTCAAGGATTTCATATCCAAGATAACATTGCGGTCGAAGTTAGCATACGGCTGATTCTTCCCTACAACGCGCCGAATCCTCACTACTGTACCGCTAGAAGGTGGTACGTTGAATGTGATCTGGTTTGTACCTGACAGTTGCCAGCCAGTGGCACTTTGCCAAGCCTTACCGTCCCAGATTTCAACGTAGATATCAGAGGCTCGAATGTAACCCTTGTCTGCTCCAGCAAAGCTGAAAGAGAAAGTAGTCTGCGAACCATCTGCTGTCCTCTCGGTAAAGGTATAGCTCATCAGTCCTCCAATAAGTCTACGCTGGCCTTGGTCATTTGACCAATACCAATCGTGTTAGCCAGTGGTACAAGACGACGCATCTTGTCAACGATTTGTCGAGTCGACACATCATCGTCGCCATTGGCGTACTTAACTAATGCCTTGGAGAAATCCACGGCATCACCAATGACACCCACACCTGCTACAAGCTCACCAAACCCTTGCTGCTGGAAGCCCATACGCCCCGGAGCCTGCATAAGCGAATCCGGCATAAGACCAAGGGTAGCCAATGCATCGCCAGCCAGACCGAAGCCTGCAACCTGCGGCAGTTTGTTGAACACACCCATAGCTATGTTTTGGGTATCGAATTTCTCACGTAGGAACTTGTCTCGGTCTGCACGACCGATTGCCTGCATCTGCATCTGAGTAGCATAGGCTGCGAAGCCTAACAAGGAAGACCAAGCCAGAATCTGAGCGGCCTGAATCTTATCACCCCGTAAATCGTGAATTAGCTGTTTCTCGATAGAGACAATGGAGAATGATTTGAATTGAGTTAATGCTTTGCCCCACCATTTGTTCATCCAGATACCCTCATCCCCGATGAAGTTACGTTGGATAAGGCGACCAGACATACGGCGCACCGCCACACCCACAGTTTCCCGAAGGTCTGGCTCCATAGCGTCGAAGTTCATCATGCGAACTCTCTTGCCACTATAGTCTGCGTAAGACGGGTTATCATCAAAGTGGCGCTGCAACCGCTTCATGGTTGCCTCGTCAAGACCTACCTCGTCCAAGTCACGCTGCGGCAGTTTACGACCACCAGACAAGTGCTCCTTGAGGCGCTTATTGATTGAACGAGCGACGATCTTCTCAGAGCCACCCTGTACTGCCTTGAAGCCAGACAGCCAAGTGTTGATGTGACTACCCATCGCAAGTCCATTATCTATCACAGCAGACAGACGGCTGAGATTATCAGCAGTCTCGCCGAACTCATCGTGACGGACGTTCCAGCCAGTCAGCCAGTTATCCTCACCGATGTACCCGACAAGCTCTTCCATCTCTCTTAATTCTGGTTCCAGCAGCCTGCCCTGTGCCGTCCCTCCCTCTCGCCCGGCACGTGACCGGAGGAACTTGGTGGCTGGTACGGATTTCAGGACAGTACCAAGGCCCATCTTCGTGATAGCCCGCGCCATCTCTGGTATCTGAGCAAAGCCCATCTGACCAAGGCGTAACAAGCCTGTCACCTCACGCACCCGGCGAGTGGCTCTGACGATGCCAGCGTTAGGGTCTGCGTCGATGGTGTTACCGTACAGCATTCGTACAGAGTCACGGAGCATGTCCGCTTCCGCCCGAAGCTGCTTGATTGCCTTAGCGTCAGACCCTGCCATATTGCGCCCAGCCCGCTCTGCTGCGTCGATCGCATTCAGGACAGACTGACGGGTAGGGAAACCCATTGCGGCCAGTGCAGCGCCGCCTGCGGCCTCTTTGCCGTAGTTCTCGACCAACTCGCCCACGTTAGTGTTCAGCAAGTCCTGCACCTTCATTCCGCCATACTCTGCCTGCGTGTTGATACCCATGCTGGCCTTGGCCCGGTTCGATACAGACTCTGCCATCTCTTGCAACTCTGTGCCTTCGATGAAGTTGTCGATGATAGAATCCGGCACACCTGCCTTCTTCAAATCTTCGACAAGCTGTACCTGCTGCTGCTGAGACACTACACGATCAAAGGATACACGACTCGACAAGGTGGAGTCTGAGGCGCGAATATACTGGACTTTAGCCAGCGCATCGGCAGACTTCTTACCCAGCTTGTACTTGCCAGTTTGATAGCCTTTAGATAGCAATGCAATCACGGCCTCACTGCTGCCCATACGGTTCACAGCCTCTGTAACCTTGATGCCGTCGTAAATCACAGGCATATAGTCACGCGCAGCCTTTACGTCCCCGAAGCCTGCTTCACCTGCCTGCTTACGTAACTCAAGAGCCTTCTTCAACTTATCCGCCATGCCCTCGGCTGCCAGCTTAACACCTTTCGGCGTATCATCCGGTATACCTTTAACGATAGCAGTGTAGATTTGGTTGTTGAAGTCTCGCGTCACGGCAGGGTTCAGGTAGTCGATAGCGCGCAGATTGTTATCCTTGATGAACTGTGAGAAGCCATCATTGTAGCGGTTACGCTCTGCTGTGCGAATCAAGTTACCATATACGTTAGACAGGATTGAGGCAGTCTTGCCTTGATAGGCTCCACCTTGAGCGTTCTCCAGTAGACGTAAGCCTAGGCCACGGAATACAGGGTTCTTCGAGTTAAGGATAACGGAAGAGACAGAGCCAAGCCCAAAGGTTGATACCGGGCGCACATCAGACTGGTAAGCCTCACGTGCAAGGTCGTCCATCAGATCTTCCATCTTATCCGACAGGTCGAACTGCTCTCCTTGAATCTCTGAACCTTCCACACGTGCTGCCGACAGGGAGTCGTCAGGTGCTTTGGCCCCTACCTCACGTGCTGCTACAGCTTCCGCATGTAACTCGGTGGGAGTCTTGGTTCGCTCTGCACGAATGGCTGCTACCGCCTCGCGCACGGCGCTATGCATGTCCACTTTACGGGACGGCACTTCAAGGTCTAACTCTTTGATCTGCTCCTCGCGTGACAGGCTGGAGAAGCGTTTAAGCTCCGCCTTGGACATTGCCACATTCTCCACCTGCGCCAGCTTTGCATTAAGCTCATCAAGACGTTTGGTGGCGTCAGCGATAGGTGCGTCAAAGCGACGGGCAATCGCCTGCAACTCTACCTTGGTGTCCAGCGCTTCGGCTTTACTCCGGGCAGCGCCCTTCTTGGCAGCGTGCTCCGCCTTGGCAGCGGTGCGACTTTCCTGCATAACACGTAGCTCATCCTCTGCCTGACGAATGGATGCCTTGAGTTGCCCCTTCTCCTTAGCAGTCATGCGCACGTTAGCCTGCTTGCGCAAGCCTTCGGTATGCTGGTAGATTGCCATGTCGAAGTCTACCTCTCTGGCCTTGAGTGGCTCAAAGTTACGAGCAGCCATATATGCATCGTACTCCATCGCCTCCATGACGGCGCGAGATGCAGACTGGTCGAACTCATCGGCACCGCGAATCACGGTATCAAGGTCGTCAACGGTTGCTCGTGGCGTGTCCGTCTCTACGCCTCGGACGCGCTGGCGTGTCGCTGCACCGATAGTACCACCCATCACCATCCCGAAACCCGCAGCAGTTAGCACATCATCGATGTTACGCTGATAGTCACCCTGAGCAAGTACAGCTGTAAGTGCTGCGTTCTCCCCGGCAGCCAGCAGGCCAGTCTTGAGGACACGGCCCATGCGGCCTATCTTGACGGCACCAGCTACAGGTGCGGCGACAACGGATGCAGCCCAGCCAACCGGATCGAGGACACCAGCCGCCAGTTGGGCAGCGAAGCCAGTGAAGCCGTTACGGGCGAGAATCTCGGCACGATCCTTATCCGCCTGTGCATTGGACATGCGGAATTGTAGCTCGGCTGGAGACTGCACGCCTTGCACAATCTCCTGCGCAATCTCGTACCCATGAATGCGAGACAACTCTTCCACGGTAGACTGCGGAACTTCATAACCCTCTTGGGGTGCGAACTCGGTTGTGGCTCGCTCTAACGCGCGTTGTCCACCATAAAGAGCCCACTCGCTCTCAAGGGCAGTGGTCATAACCTTATCCTGCTCTCGCTGCGCTTCCAGCTTACGCTCGGCTTCGGCTACTTGAGAGAAGGTAGGCGGCAAATGACGTTGTGCTACACCTACCCAATTCTGGCTTGGTAATTCAGCCATGTTACCTCCTTAGTTAATGCCATTCATAAAAGGCGGTCCAACACGTTGGACAACCCTTGAGTATGACACTACTTAACTTTCACCTTACCCACTTTGGCCCCAGCAACTAACTGGCCAGCACCCGGCGGGTACACTTGCATCCACCCGTTCTTGTCGATACGATTATGAATGCTCTGGCTCACGAATGCAGGTGACATCTTACCTGCGAACTTGACGTACATAGAACCGTCTGCTCGCGTCTCTACCTCGCTGATACGAGGGATACCTGCTTCACCTTGTGCCATGTTATATGCTTCTGCGCGACGAACCAGCAAGCCCGGACTGCGCTTGCCTTCCGTAGATGCAGTGCCTAACATCTCAATGAAGCCATCTGTGATACGACCAGCCTTGAAAGCTGCGTATGCTTTGGGTGACTTCTGGATGCCAGTCTTACCTAAGTTATAGGTCAAATCCATGATACCACGCTGGGTACTTGGGTGCATTGCATCGAAAGGGATAGCCCAATCTTTGGTAGGCGGTACATTCTTCTTCATGTCCTGCTTGAGAAGACGCATGGCTCGCTCCGGGGTGAGTTGTGACTGACCCGGTTTGAATGGGACTTTATCAGTACCAATCATGATGTAACCATTGGCTCTCTCCTCGGCAGTAAGGAAGTGACCGTAACCCACAGACTGACCATGTGCATCTTTGTACGGAGTGTACACACCAGCTACACGGTCGAAGCCTACGTTCATGCCATTCTCTGTCTTGGCTACATAGTTGAAGAAGTCCTGATTCTTCTTGTCGTAGCCGAACTCGAAGTTCTTCGGAAGGTTCTCGCCTGCTGCAAAGGCTGGCGACATTAAGAAGTCAGCGATACCCCGCTTCCCTACGGCTTTCGCCGTCACATCGCCCTTCTGTAGAGGCTGTGCTTGGTAGCCGCCAGCGCCCCACATACGCATCTGCTGTGCCTCGAAGTTCTTCTTGGCTTCGTCGCGCTCTTTTACTTTAGCGTCGTAATGTTCTCGAAGTAAGGATTGTCCTTTAATTTCAGATAGCGGCATTGCTGGGGTGAGGGGAGTGCGACCTGAGCCAGCACGAATAACAAACATGCCACGCTTAGAGTCCACATCCACGTAGATATCTTCTTCACTCATGCCTCCAGATTGATCAAGCAACTCTTGCTTGTGATTATTAATATACTGACGAAGTGCGATAGGTGCGTCTTTCTGGTTCACTCCTATAGCGTCACCTAAAGCTCGAGCGTCACCTTTTACCAACACACCTTGCGTGAAGAAACCCTCTGATAGCTGAGTGTATTGAGAGGTGAGATAGGATTGCAGGTGACGTTTGATGGTGTCGTTGTTATGACCAGCCACCTTCATGGCGCGGGCAATAGTCATAGCATCATCTAGCACAATACTGCGACCAGCCTCGCTCATGTTGTCTCCGCGTGTAAGCCAGCTACCGCCAGCGATATCATCCACAACACCCTCGACGTCCGAGGATAGCTCTTTAAGGACGGAGCCTTGCAGCTTCTCACCTTTGGCAACGTTCTGAGCGAACTCCACGGCCTGACCTACGTTGTAGCCCATCTGCAATGCGCGGTCATAGTTCTCGACAAAGGCATACTCCTTGTCACCCATGACGGCACGACGTGCATCCTCCGGGATAGAGTCGCGGGCATTCATCAGCGTCTTGAGCGCCTCCGGCTCCGTGTTCATATCCTTGAGGTTAGCAGAGGACATTTGCATCAGGGAGTCATAGCGGGCCTGAATGTTCGGGTCTTTGATGAGATCTTGCCCCAGCTTGAGGTAGCGCATCTGCTCATAACGACCACGGATAGCTTCGGCCTGATCCCCGGTAGCGCCAGTGCGCTTAATCTCATCCTCAGCCAGCTTGGTGTAGGTTCCAGCTAAAGCCTCGGCATAAGCCTTACGGTCTTCGTTACTGACATCCTGCAAGCCAAGAGGTGATCCAGTCTGACCACGTGCCAGTAAGTCCTGCATCTTGGCATTCTCAGCGTTCTTCTTAGCTACACGGTCGAACAAGGATTTGATCTCACCGTCAGACCATGCAGTGCCACCAGAGATTTCATTGTGGTTCTGCATAATCTTGAGCATCTCTTCTCTATCAAGCTCACCATTAGTGAATGCCTGAATAGCTGCATCCTTCTTCTCGAAGAGTTCCACCTGATTCTGCGCGGCCCAATTTCGGTTGGCCTGAATCTCGGCAGTCTGTAGTTTACCGTTACGCTGATACAAGGAAATACCATTAGCATCCTTCAAGGATTTAGTGGCTTCAACGAATGTTGAATCACCAATAGCCGCCCGTTCCATTGCAATCTGAGCAATCATCTCTTCATACTCAGGCTTGGTAAGCTGCATGGTGACAGCTTCCTGCTGTAGCTGGTGAAGTGCCGCATCCAGTGAACTACCAGACAGGCCTTCCGTCATCATCAATACGCGAGAGTGCATTGCCTCGGTGCGCTGCTGTGCTTCCCTCTCCAGCTTGGCACTTGCCCTTGCCGCGAAGACTTTAGGCTGCTGCTCCATGAATGCGTTGGAGACAAGGCGCATGGTGTCCTTATCCCCTTGCAGTCCCGGATATTGCTGGTAGACTTTGGCTTGGATAGCGTTGCGGGAGTCAACCACCTTCTGCTCCCACTCTTCGTCCGAGCCTTGAAACCGCTTGGCCTCATCCTGCAATGCGAGGGTGTGGCCCAGCACATCATTCTGTAACTGCACCAGCATGTGGGCGCGAGCGCCACCCACAGTTGCATCGTCGGAAGGCATCAAGCCCTGCAAGGCGCGGTCATACTGACGTACCTTATCATCTTCAACGGCTTGCTGCATAATCTCGGTGCCAACAGTAGCGAAGGCACCAGCGGCACTAAAGATATCGTCGATGAACGATGAGCCGCTACGTCGAATTTGAGGTTCGCTCACTTGGATTGCAGAGGTGCCTGCCATACGAGGGCCACCCGTAGACTTCACCTGCTGCAAGCCTTGCACAGCTTGACGCTCAATTGCCATGTTCCCTCCTTATTTCCCCACCCCTGAGGAATAGGTTCTTGATTCTTTCCACGCTGTGCTCAATGCCTTCCCGGTCTTAGCACCAGATAGGTATGAGGTGGCAGCGCTACCGACACCAGACAGCAAGGAACTAAACGCAGACGGCTTTTCAAAGCTACGCTGCTGCATCTGTCCACCTGTCTGGATTGCTTTAGCTTGGTTGATGAAACTCTGCTGCTGATTCTCAAAGTTATCAATAAGCTGAGATTGGTTCCTGCCTGCCTGCCCGGATAAATCTCCGAGCAAGGAAGAGATGGAAGCACCGCCAGTGCCAGAGGCACCCGCCATTAACTCAACCTGTGCCTGCTGTTGTAGTAAGGAGGCTTGGTTCTGGATAATGTCTTGGTGGAACTCTTTGTTGGCCTGACGTTCCAAGTCACCCAATTGGCGATACTGCTCACGGGTGTTGATCATCTGCTGCTTCCATTGTTCCTGCTGCTGCTTACGTAGTGCCTCTGCCTCGTTACCACCAGACAAGAAACTTGTCAGACTACTAAGCAAAGAACCACCCATAGACAGCAGACCGGAATTAGAGAAGCCAGCCGTGGAACCACCAAGCCAGCTCATGGCAGAGCCGAGGATGCCGCTCCCTGCACCTGCGGCGGCACCTCCGGCAGCAGCAGCACCGCCAGCGGCGGTACTACCTCCGAACATGCTACCGAGGGCGGCAGCGGCAGAGCCGATTATTGCCATTATACCCTCCTCTTGCTTGGATTGTACGAACCTTCCCACTCAATATCCCGTAGCTGCAAGGTGTGCGGTGCTACGGACTTGATACGGTATGTCGCGTCTGTGCTCTTGGCACGGAGCGGGAACTTGAATATACCTTCCTTCGGCTTGACGTAACCCACAATATTGTTGCGGGCACCACCTATGCGGTTCGATGCCTTAGCTATACGCTTGCGCCCGGAGATGTTCGTGATCTCTACGGTGAAGTCTGGATACTTGTCCAAGTTGAGATGAACAAGGCCAACGACTGGCGTATCGATGTACGAAGTACGACCTTGAGAATCCTTGATCACCACAGGCGTAGGCTCAAACTCTTGAGAGTAATACTCACCTACAACGCAGTGGATAACAGAATTTGGTTCGCCTAAATCAAAGTTGGTGTAAAGATTGTTATGTTCTTCCAGATATTGGAATGAGAAAGAACCACCAACATAAGAAGGCCAGCCTTGGGTCAGTACACACTCCAGCATCTCAGGGTGGTTAGGCGTCCAAGGTAGTGAACTGGAGTGCCAACTATCTGTATGCTCATCATGAACAAAGGTGATTATTGTCTTGCGATCCAACCTTATCTGGTCGTCTAAGTGGTATTCTATAGCGTCACCCATATCCATCTTTTCGAGGAACAATCCTTGAGCACCTCGCTCTATGATAAGATATGCTGTCTCGCTAGAATAGAACATAGCTCGTACTTTCGCGTCAGTAGGCCACACCCAGCGGTGCCAGGCTGCCTGTACACGCTCAGTACCTTGCCATAACCAGTCATAAACGTAGACCACATTGCGGTTTTTGTCCGCCATCACGAATAAACGGTTGATGTTGGAACTTGCCACCATTGAGATGATGTTGCCCTCAATCAACTTATTGACGTGACTTGTGATAGGTTGTGCCTTCTTAGTATCAGAGTAGGAGTCTGTATAAAACTCCCGGATACCAGAGTAGGACCCTTCACTCGTAGCGAACATTACAGACTCACCTGTAGCTACCGGGCGAACATTGTTGTTCACCTCAAAGGCAGTAGCTGGTTTCAGCAATGCATTATCCTTGGTCAGTGCCTTATCTCCCGGTAAGATGAACTGAGAGTTATCAGAGAACAACACCGTGTCGCCGTCCAAGGTGATGGCGTGCTTTAACTGGTACACCTCACTTGCATCGGAGAAGATATCAATTGGGTCAGTGTCTAGTGAGGACACTACCGTGTACCGGAAGAAGTCAAAGAAGCGAGAAGTGCGAGACATAATGACAGCCTCTCCTGCTGTTAAGCAAAGGCGATTCTGCACCATAAACATCCCACCCAAGCATTGCGGCACATCCTCATCTATAAAAGATGGCATAGGGTTAGTTAGGTCGTCACCGACCCGACGATCTTCCCAATCACCTTGGCGAATCTTGAATTGCGCCACACCTCCGACGATGCCTGTGCGCTCGATGATATAGGGCATGGTGTTCTTGTCAAAGCCCAACTTCACATCTGCTGCAATTGTTTCCCTCCACGTAACAAGATTACCCTCGGACTTCTCTGCTACAAGCCAGTAGCGAGATTCCGGCTTGCTACCCGTAGGCCACACCTGTACCTTGTAACCTTCTGGTGCTTTACTCGGCAGCAGGTCGGTGGAGGTAACTTTGTACTTGATAGCCACCAAGTCTCTTCCTTTCGCACCATCCTCGGTGCTCACAGTGAAGTCTGTGTTACCATCCTTGCGGGTAATGACGATAGTCGTACCCATACGATAAACCTCATACTGTGATACACCATCCCATTGCTGGAGTTTGACGAATAGCTGCTCTGCGATAACCTCGGTTCGGATAGTCTCTACGTGACTTGCTTCCCCACCATCGCTTGTTTTGTACTCAGCAGCAACCTGACCATTAATAGTGATCTGGTACTTCGTACCGTAGTTACCATAAGCACAAAAGACTAAGGCAGTGGAGCCTACCTTTGGAGATCGCTCCTCTCTAGCACGGACGACCTTCCTACGGTTAAGCATGAATGTTACATCTGCAATAGTTATGAACTGTACATCTTCCCTTGGGTTCTGCACTTCGCTAAGGTAGACCATAGGTGCGTCGGAAGAGGTGACATTGCAGCGATTACCCATGCGATCAAAGATTTCAGGGATTGCACCTTGCTTCATGACGAAGAAGTATTCCTCATCGCCGTCACCTCGACGGTAATGGTGGAATGCCATGTTATCATCGCCTTTTGCCATCAGTTTGTTCAGGTGAGTTGTTCCCATGCGGGACTTAGTTCCATCAACAACATCTGGAACCATGTTAACCATATCAGTGCATTGCCCGTCAAGGCGAACGGCTGGCGGTTGCTGGCTGATACCTTGAATCTGCCTGCCTAATGAGCCTTGAACTTCCATCATAACCTCCAAGGACGTGGTGGATAACTGTCATAAGGTGAGTGTGAGAAGGCTGGGACATTCTGGTAGCCACCTGCCATGACACCAAACTGACGCTGCGTCGGATTATGAACCAGCATGTTGAGCCGCTTCTGTGCCGACTGCTCTGCTTGTACACTCACCAGTAACTGTCCGGCGATAGTCTGGTGGACTTGCAGTTTAGTCTTGTCTGCATCTTTGGAGGTGATGAACTCACACGCTGCCTGATATGCAATAGCTTGCATAACGTTGGTAGGTAGATGCTCGAAAGGTAGCATTACGACCAAGGTCAGCCGGATGCGACCATCACGGTTCACATGCCCTCGCATATCAAACGTGTGATTCCACGTAGAGTACAGCTTGCCAGCACGCAAAGTCATAGGTACTTTCAGGTCATTCAGCCCGTAGCATTGCAGGACGGACAGCGTATTGTTAGGCAGATTGACCTCTCCGTTCTGATCGGGTGCAATGTTCCAGTTAGGTTCATGGTTGAACCACCAGCCGTTACCCTGATTATACTGGAAACGCTGTGATACAATGTCAATGATCTTGTTCGCATCCTCCGCATCCAAATCCCCTGAATCCAGAGAGTCAACACCCTCACGGCCAATGGCACGCATACAGAGGTTTACCGCTTCCAGCTTACTATCAATGATGCCGAACGTGGCATCAGACATTAACGCGGACACATCACTAGGTTGAATAAGTGGCATGAATCCTCCTAACAAAAGAACCCACCTACGCAAAGTAGATGGGGCATAGGTTATTACTCAGTTGGCTTCATTGCAGTCGCCTTGATATCGTTAGCCATCACAGCGCGAACAGCAGCAACCAGATCTTCCGCCTGAAGACCTGCCGCACCAGCGGTAGCCGCAGCCTGCTTGACGTACACAGCCTTACGCATTGCTCGGTTAAGAACCTGAGTGTGATGTTCAGCCGCAGCAGTAGTATCAACTGCACCAGTGCTAGTGTCACGCTTGGTGGTGACAACAGACACAGCTTCCCACCGATCAGGAATTGCACCTTCGGACAGGAAGGTATCGATGTAGTAAGTCTTCTCTTTCTTCTCGTAGAAGATATCACCAGTCACATCGATAGAGCGACCCACCAGCAGCGCATCAGAAGTGAACAGCACAGCGATAGCGCCGTTCATCGCAGCAGTTGCATCATAGCGGTAGCCGTTGTCTTCATTGGATAGCAGGTGATGTGCCTGACCAGATGTGAATTTCGGGAAGCGGTTAGACGGGATGACCGGGCAGTTGTAGGAAGACAAGGTGAAGCCCTGAATGGTAGCACCAGACTGACTGATAGTATAGGTCTTGTCTACAATACGGTCTGCATCACGCAGCACGTTGAAGTAACGCCACGGCATCAGAATTGCTACATCAGAGATGTCAACCTCCTGCTCAAGCTGCTGCTCCAGAGCGAACTCTACAGCGGCCATTACGTACTGCGGGTTAATCAGTGCTTCGCCTTCGTTAACCTCTACATTGATAGAGAAGCCATGACCTTTAACACGAGGCTTTACACGTTTAGTTTTAGTGTTGGCAATACCACCCAGCAGCATCTGCTGAATCAGCATCTCATCTTCCATACGTTTCAGTTGCTTGGCTTGGTTTGCTGCCAGCTTCGGTTTCAGGCTATCAATGTCGCCCTGTACATCATGCAGGTGAGCAACAGTGTTACGGGCGATAACGGTCGCATCGATCACCAGTTGGTTTTTATCCGCCTGAGTAGAGGTAGCAGCCGGAGACTGACCCGGAGCCAGCACCTGCAACTCGGTTTCACCCAAGTATTTATTGCTGACGGTATTGGTGCCAGTCACGGTCTGAACATCGAAGTAACTCATGATGTTCTCGCCTTTCAGGTACTGCTCGTTAACCTTACCGTTAAACTTCTCAATGAGAAGACTATCCACCTCACCGGAAGCGGAAACAGCAACGTTGGTCAGAGTATTCGGTGTAGACATATAATCAAATCTCCTTATAAATCAAGTTGATACTAGGGAGGCAGATTCCTCCCTTCTATAGTGTCACCTAAATAGGCTTACAGGCCTTTAGCCATGCCAGCGCGGCGGCGGGCATCCAGTTTGGCCTGTGCTTCTGCGGCAGCTTTACGGTCACGACCGAAGCGCTGACTCAGTTGCGAGATCTCACGGATGTACTCCTGCGCAGACAGTGGGGAATTGTCCGATGCATCCACGGCAGGCGCAGACGGCTGGACGAGAGTGACCTCATCATCGCCCTGTGCAGCCTTGCGACGTGCTTCCAGTTCACGCACAGCGTACATCTGGAGATACTGGTTCCCGGACTGCATCACTGCATTGAAGGCGGTAAGCTCATCGTCACTAAGAGATTCAAGCGCCCACTCTTCCAGACGGTTCCAGCCCTCTTCACCTCCACACTCATTGGAGATATCGGTGAAACGCTGCATGTCTGCTGCCTCACGCTCCTTGGCTTCGTTCTCAGAGCGGAGCATGAAGGCTTCGTTCTGCGCCTTGAGGCCAGACAGGTAGGCGTCCACGGCGAACTTGCCGAAGGCGTCATACAGCTTCTGCTTCGTTTCTTCTGACAGGGAGAAGTCGCCATCCTTAGCGTAAAGCTCGGCAGCGATAGCGTGGGCGTCAAGACCCTTGGCCTTGAGTTCTTCCTCCACTTCTTGCGGCACTTCAATGGTGACTTCTTCGCCACCAAAGAAATAGCTTACTTCTTCTTCTTGAGACGACTCAGTAGGCTTGTCTTCCTCTTTGCCTTCTCCTTCTGGAGTTTCGCCTTTAGTATCTTCTCCTCCGGCGTCTCCAGCGTCAGTGTCGCCAGTGTCGCTTTGTACATCAGCGTTAGTGTCAACAGTATCAGTATCAGTGGTAACATCAGTGGTTGCCTCCTGAGTCTCTTCCGGCGCTGTGTCGGAAGTTGGATGAGTGGTAGTTGGTTCAGTGAATGAGAAAGCCATTAGCCCTCCTGCATTGATTGTTGAATCACACCGGGAATAGCCTTAGCTACACCCTCGTTAAGTAGGTTCTCCTGCTGCCCTTCCGCTTGGCGTGCTGCCTCTTGCTGTAGCTCTTCCTTTGTCTTGAAGAAAGGAAGTTCAGCAGAGATCTGTCCACGTACCCAATCCATGTAGTCCGGCCATTTGACCGCCTGCTGTACAGGCTCGGGCCACTGCATAGGTAAGGCCATGTACTGAGAGAAGTCAGCCAGCTTTTCAAGTTCCGCCATGCGCCCCAGCGCTTCGATGCCAGTGATAATCACAGGGTCGATTAACTCGGAGGTCAAGGTCTTGCCTACCTCGTTCAAGCCCCACAAGGCGACAGGCGTCTGCATGGTCATGGCGAACAGGGAGTATGCACCGCCCATGTTCTGCTCTACTTCCAGCGCATCACGCTTAATCTCTACGGCAGTCACACGCTCCGCATCACGGCGCACCAAGGACTCCATCATGAAGACGATACCGATGCGGCGGGTGTACGTCTCCAGCACTTGGGCGATAGGCGTAAGGTCAGCATACTTGCCAAGCTGTACAATGTGGATATCTTCTTCCACACCTGTGATAACCTCACCAGTACCAGAGTTGACGAAGTGATCTACGTCAGTCTGCGCACCGGGACGAATCAGGTATTTGATATCCGCCATAAGGGCAGCACCACGTGCCACTGCTTCGGATAGGAACTGGACAACGAACAAGTCGCCGGAGTAGTCCTCCATCAGCGGGCGGCCCCAATCTTCACCATATGAGCGCTTCCAAGTCAGTACGATGAAAGGCAACTTCTCGGTCTTGACTCGGCTCTTCGTGCCTACCGGGGTATCATCAGCAGATTGATTGACCTCCCAAAAACCGTCACCCTCATAGTGAGCATGGGTATACAGCTTGACCTCATCATCCTTCTTGCACATCTTGCCGCGCATACTGACTTCGATAGCCATACGGGTGGCTGGGTCGAATGTGCGAAGTGCTTTCTTCTGGAGTAGGATAATATCCAGTAATTCACCATTAGTATCCCGGTTCACCACATAGTGATGCATAGGGATGGTGCTGATATTACCCTTGCTCGGCTTGAACAACATACAGTTTCCGGCAACGATGAGGTGTTTGAATGCCTCGACGATTGCAGGGCGGAACTGACGTTGCTCAAGCGACTTCATCGCTGCCATCTCCACGCGGGCAAACATAGTCGCCAGCTTGGTCTTGTTCAGGCCAGCCTTGGATAACTGCTCCTCGCCTTTGGTGGTAAGGTCAACACGGAAGAAAGATCGCTGTGCAGGGAATAGCACCTGTGCCAGCTTGTTGGCTAAATGGTTGGTGGCCTGCGCGCCTGTACCCTGCCACCCATTCTGAGAGGTTTCATTGTCGCCCTCATCATTCAACAGGTAAGGCAGGGATAACTTAGCGTAATGCTTCGCCCGGTCAAGGAACGGATTACGCTTGGTTATGAATTTCTCCCACAGCTTTGGAATCTTCGAGCGCTTACCACCGTACTTCATATCGGTGTTTGGCCCCATGTTACACTCCTAAACTGGAGGCCACAGGACGAACCAGACCGCGCTTACCTTTAGCGCCAGCCTGAGAGTCTTCCTCTCCGTGACCAAGCTGGATATCTTCTGCGCCAACCTCCTGCTGGCGCTCAAGCTGCTGTGCAGGAACTTTGGTTTCTAAGCTAACTGGCTTCTGGCTCGTACCGAGCACACCACCAACAACTTTACCTACTGTCTTAACAGCCTTCTTAACTACACCCATGTTATCTCCTTAGAACTTTAGGTTATACACAGTGCCGAACGACTCAAAGCCTAAGCGCTCATACATACGTCCGACTCGTTCTTCGTTGATACCGGAGGCGATGGACAGGCGCACCTCACAGCACGCCATAGACTCGGCCCATTCTACATACTGCTTGACTAAGCGGTAGCCGAGGGGTGTTCCTCGTCTCTCCGGTGTGATGTAGAACAGGTAGTCACTTGCCACCATAGCTGGGTTCCAAGGTGCCATAGGGTGTGCAGCAGCCCATAAGAAGCCTACGACCTCACCATCCAACACAGCCACCCACAGGAATAAATCATCCCGCATGTAGGCTTCGCATAGGTGATGGGCGCTCATCTCGGCATCCCATACAGCAGAGTGATGGGCCGTAGACTTAACCTCTTCTTCAACGTACCGATTACCAAGATTGATAATCGAAGGGATATCAAGGAACGATGCAGGACGAATCATGGTGTCACCACGATCTGAGCATTGATACAGTTCAGGATGTACCGTTTACACTCATCCCATTGCAGTTGCTCTGGAGTCTTATCTGGTGCCGGGTGTGAAGGCCGGAGAATCATCTCCAGCATCTCCATAGCTTCCAGACTAATCGTCGGCTTCTTCGTCTGTGCCATACAGTTCCTCGACTTTCTCTTTGATAGCCTCTACGGAGAGGCCAAGTTCTTCTGCGTCAGCGAGCAGAGTATACGGCGGGACAATCCCGCAAGCATAAGACTCGAACAGAGCCTCTGCCACCTCGACAGCGCGAGTTGCTTTCATTGAATCAAAAGACATAATTGCTCCTTTTTTAGTTGCGAGTATAAGGAGTCTAGTTCTTCTGATTGATAGCTGCCCATGTAATAGTATTGCTCAATAGCTTCTATTAACAATTCAAGCTGCTCTTTATTCAAATCAATAGACATCTGGTTCCTCCTTATCGTGGCGTAACTCTCCGGCCTTGGGAAGTCTCAGGACTCCCTTGCTAGATTCCTGTAACGCCTTGACAGCGAAGATCTTCCCGATGACATTCAACTCGCCACCATGTTTAATATCGTGATACATACGCTCGGCGTCTTCATGAGTCCAACCTTTACCGAGCATAGCTTTGACAGTCTTGCCACCTTTCCATTTAAAGATGAGGTTAGCAACCTTGCCTTTGTACTTACCTTTACCTTCTTCCCACCCGATGCAGGTAAGGTCATAGCTTACCATGCGGACGATCTTGGTCTGGCGGTAGCCCTTGTGGCCCGCCTCGTAGTCGCAGTCCAGCTTGAACACAGCACCCTCACGACCTGCATCGATGTGCATCTTAGCGAATGTTTCAACCTCTGCCTCGTTGTGGCAAGGAGTGATAGGCAGGATGTTGTCCAACGTGTTGGACACCAGTTCACCTATGCGCCGCTCCAGCGCTGCATGGCGTTTAAGGAATGTAACATCCGTATACCCATCAGTGAATGCCTTGATCGTCAACATGTCAAAGAAGTCTATGTACAAGTTATCCTTGATTTGCTGACCGATGTAATCAAGAGGTTCCGTCCGGTTAGGGTTCACCACACCAGAGAGTGCTTCAAGGTAGATATCAACGGCCATAGACTGCAACTCACCAAGATAAATGCCAGCCGGAAAGGAAGCAAATCTTTGTTCGAGTGCTTCAACGTTTGCCAGTTTCTTACCAGTGCGACCAAAAATGCCAACGACACTATCAGCGCGAACAACAACAGCAGAGAATATACCATCACGTTTCACCTGTCCATATACGGGGAATTTAATCTTACTATCCGGCACTTCATCCCGGTGCTTAACCAGCATAACTGGCTTAGTGCGGTGGTCTTCTGGTAGGCCAATGAAAGAGAAGATATCCATTAGTACACCTCTAGTAATACTTCATAGGCTGAGATGATTTGAGTTACTGCCTTGTCAATCTCACCTTCTTCAAGATCCACATCGATAGTCCAAAACTCTTCACCGGGCAAATCCTCAGCATATATATAGCCACGGCTGTCTCCTTCAAAAGTGAAACCATCTCGGTGCAGACGCACCAACATGATAGTCTCGCCAGCTTCAAGTGCTGGAAGGAGTTCAGAGGGGAAGCCTCCATCAGACAGGACAACCTCGTATGGTTTCAACTCCTGTACACGTGACAACATTCGCTCTCCGAAGAAGCGCTCGCCGAATAGCGGCTTGCATACCTTCTCAGATATCCAGATAAAGAAACCACGTGGAGAGAGTCCTCCTAAGAACTCGAAGGCCTTCTCTTTGGTGTCCCTGTCATTGTACAGACGAACAAATTCATCGTACTTAGTTCCGAGCATAGCCTTAGCAATATCCCACATCGGCTCCTTCATAGAGGCCAGATGAAATGCCGTGCTTGCTTCTGCCATTCTCTTGGCAATGGTATCTTTTCCTGCTCCCGGAGGGGCATTCAGTACAATGATCATATTTACCTCCTGTTAACAATATACAATCAAGGGCAAGACATTCCTGCCTTTTTGTTTCTATAGTATCACTTAAATCTTGCCAATCCAGCGACCGTCGCTATTGGTCTGCATCGGGACAATCTGCGGTACGCCTTCGAGAATCACAAGGCAACCCAGCGCTGGCTTGTATTTGGACTCCTTGCCATACGAGAAGGCGCGGGAGTCTTCATCCACCAGACAACCACCCTGTGCCGCCCAATACTGCTCATGCGTATTCCGGGCATACTCGATAGACATTTTGCCATGCAAGTGACCACACACCAGATTCATGCGCTCATGTGCGGCGTCGCCCAGCACGACCCCGGCAGGCTGGTGCTTGAAGGCAACCTGCTCGCCGTTCGGAAGCTCAAGGACATGCGTATGCTGCCATTCCCAGCGCTCACCGCCACCTTGCGGAAAGAACACTTCGCGGTATGTGCGGAGGTACTGCACCGGGATACCGTGCGAGTGTGCCTTGCGGAAGTGCATAGAGCCGTGGTTCGAGTGACACAGGCGCATCACCGGGAACATAGCGTGTAGCTTCGCCATGAAGACACGTGCCTTCTCTAGCTCCATGCCCGCAGAGTCTAGGTTAGGGTCGGAATCGTGGAAGGACATAGCGTGCTTATCTGCTTCATCTCCGAGGTGGACAACGGTATCCGGGCGGAACCGCGCAGCCACTGCTGCCAGAAACTCCAGCGTATCCGGGTGCTCATACGGAGCGTGAGTATCAGGGATCACCAGTACGCTTCGATGAGCCGACTCAGGCATTGGTGCAACAGCCAGATCTTCATAGCGATCAGGAGTGCGCAGCTTACGTGCTTCTTTGATACGCTTATTCTCTGGAAGAAGGGACTGGTAGTTATCGCCATTCTTCTTCTTCGTCTTGAACTGACCATGCCAGTAGCGTGCCAGTTGGCGCGTGATCTTCTTACCCACTGGATGCGCAGATAAGATGCGTGCCATTTCATTGTAGTTAACATTTCCGTGCTCGTCGGTAGCCTGCTCAATTGCACTCAGCACCTCGGAGTCTTTGTACAGGGAGCGTAGCTTACCCAACTTTACCTCCTGCTTTCTTCTTTGCGTATGCCAAGCGAGCCTTGCGATTGCGAGCCTCGCGCTTCTCTGCCTCAGTCTGGTGCTTATGGTAGATCCAACCAGTACGAGGTATTTGGTGGTGCTCAAGGTAGTCTGCTAAGTTACGCAATACCTTAATCACTTCACGTGGATTATTACCTGCCTTGCAGTAAGACTGCGCATAGGCTTCAATCTTACCGATACCGCCATTGCACCCTCTACAAAGGCAGGCTCTTACTATACCAGTGTTATGGTCATGATCTACGACACGGTTAACCTTGGTAATCATTTTAAGATGCCCTCCACAAATAGGGCATTTCCACTTCTGCGCCTCGCATAGTTCATCACGAACCATAGCGAGATCCGTTTGCTTCATCTTACGCACGTTGTACTCCTCTGGTAATACGGGAGATTTGAGATGTGCCTACAGAATACAAGTCAGCTATGCGTTTGAGGGTATAACCTTCGGCACGTAGCCTCTTGATTTCCAAGACTTGCTCATCTGAGAGGACACATCTCCCATTCTTCTCACCCGGCATACCACCCTTGTAGGCGCGCCCTCGCTCTGCCATGTCTCGCATGTTGTCGGCGTGGGTTCCTACCTCAAGGTGCTTTGGGTTTATGCAACGTGCATTGTCACAGGTGTGGCGTATTACTAAATCTTTAGGTAGATCTTCTGGATGAATACCGTTAACCTTGCAGTAAACTACTCGGTGTTTCGTGGTGTACTTCTTACCATCACGACCTTTGTAATATGCCGTGGCATAACCTATGCCAAAACCTTTACAACCGTGGTCAATGCATCCACTCATTCTCGTCGTCTCCCCACAGGATAGGGTTCTTGTCGGCTCGCCACACATCTCCCTTGAAACGAGCCATGTGAGCCAAGCGCCCACACTCAAGCATCAAGTCGAACGCATTGCCGATACGATAAGTCCCCCTATGGTTTCTAAGTTTGACTGCACCATGCCCGAACTTATCCTTGTAGGCACCGAGCACAGCCATGTAAAGTTCCTTCTCAGTCTTGCAGCCGTCAAGCAGCTTATGGGCAAAGGCAGCACCCTTGCCCGGTATCCCAGCATAGTTATCAATGTCGTCGCCTATGATCATTTGTGCATAGAAGAACTTGAGTCCAGCACCTTTAAGATCTTTGACCTGACCATTAGTCTTGCGGCGTAACTCAAGCCAGCCCATCTGGTTGACCCACTTCAAGTCGCTGCCCGGTTGAAGGTGCCAGCCGGGTACAATCATCAGGTCTTTATCTGCTGACACGATAACTGTATCAGAGAATGCCTTGTGCTCAGGACTACCGACTTCGAACTCGTTACCATTCTCCTGTAGGAATCGTCGATGCGCATCCCATTGCGCTATGCTCATCAAGTCGTCCGCCTCTTCGCCATCGGCAAGCTCTGCCTTGTGTACACTCATAAGGTGCTCGCGCATCTCATAGAAGAATGGCGGCTTCTCTGCCTTACGTGTACCCTTGTATGGCTTAGTGAAGGCCAGACGCAGACGGAAGTTAGCATCAGACTTGGTGAGGAAGATGCGAGCGGCATCGCATTCTGCGCCGTACACCCAAGAGTTGAGCATAGAGTTGACGCGGTCACATGCCTGCTTGCATTCAGGTGTATCTTCGATGCGAGCCACTTGACCAGCCTTCACACGTGTCATGGCTCGCACCAAGGTCATATCACTGATAGTGTAACCAATGATATAAGGAATCATATCTCCGTCTATGAGAGCGATTCTTTTACCGTTAGTCGGCCACACTATCAGGTTGTTGTCTTCAGAAACTTCGGCACCAAAGTTAAATAAAGGTCTGCTCATACCACCTCCTTATAACGTGGAGAGTGGTGAAGTTCTAGCTTTGCCTTGGTGTAGGCTGAGATGGCCTCTTCCTTGGTAGAATAAGTGCCAATATCTTTCCTAGCACCTTTAACTTGGATACGAACGCGCCAACCTATCTTAGTCAGATAACAACCGAAGTGCATACGATTCTCTGCATTCTCTGCTGCATCAACATCTGCTAGGTTAGCTGGTTTGTTGTTCTGACGATTACCATCTAGGTGATCCACATTGACAGGCCAGTACCCATGCGTCAAGAAGAACACTACGCGGTGAGCGTACAACTTCTTGCCCATAATGGTACTTTGATAATAGCCATCAGGTTTTAAGCAAGCAAGTGCGGGCTGACCTACACGAACTCTTCTCGCTGTTCTAACTTTCCACACGAGGCCACTAGGACTTTCTTCGTTAACAGCAAGGGTTGCTCGCAAGTACTCTTCGAGTTGCATGTCCACTCCTTCAGCACATGTTCACGCAACCACTCCCGTGCCCAAGTAAGAGGGTGTATATCATCTAAATAACATACATGCTCTGGTAGCAAGTAGTTATGTAAGTAAATATCCTCTCCTAACAAGATGGTAATAAGATAACCACGGTGCAGGGGTGAGAAGTCTACGTGAATCCGGAAACGATCTTCAATAGTCGGCATAATTCATTCTCCAATAACTATTACGCAAAAGACCCTGCCTACACTAAGGCAGACAGGGCATCAATTATTTAAAACTCTTCCTCTTCGCTTACCTGGGTATCTACAGGTGCAGCTACTTCTTCTACTGACGGAGCTTCAGCTTCTTTAGATTCTGCAACTTTCACTGGCTTACCAGCAGCAACCCAATCCAGGAATTCAGCAACGATGTTTGCCTTACCGATCTGCGCCTTGTCAGCCTGATCACCGTACATTGCACGTGCGAACTCCAGACCAGCGGCGAAGTTACCCATGCTGTCAATCTTAGCCTGTGCTTCTTCGCGGGTGTCGTAGGCTTTGGTGCCAGCTACCAGCGTTCCTGCTTCGTCAACAATGATGAAGGACTCAACAACTTCCAGTTTACCAGCTTTGACAACACGGTTAGACAGGGTTTCGATAGTGAACATATTTTAATCTCCTTCTTAAATTTGTGGCGAATTGCCGTTATCTTCTTCTATAGTGTCCCCTAAATCGAGGACACCGAACTTGTCCAACGTGTTGGACTTACAGGACAGTGTTGACCTGACGGATATCGGACACCGGAACGGATACGCCATGGCGCGCTCCGGTTTCCGGGTTGGTGTAGTTTACGACGTGCTGACCTTCACGCACAATGTAGTGCAGGTCTGGATACGAATCACCTTCGGAGAAGCACATAAAGCTAGTGCCTGCCAGAGTCGTCACGCCCGGCTTATAGTGCAGAGTTACAACTTCAACTTTCATTTAACCTCCTATTAATATTCTGCGTCTTCATCCATAGCCGGAGCCGGGACGTCCTGCGCCGGAACTTCCTGCGGTACAGCAGCACCAGTATCCAGAGGCTGACGATCTTCTGGGGTTGCGTCACCGTCTTTCTTCTTGGCCTTCTTCCAGTCTGCATCGGCAGCACGTGCCTCAGCAATGATCGCTTCAACGTGTGAGCCAGCAACGGACAAGTTCTTGCCGCGCGGAGTCTCGTTCAGCAAGTACTGGCGAACCAGATGCGCCGGGATAGAGTCGATAACCTCACGAGTCAGCTTGTCGAAGGTGATATGACCAGTCATGGACAGACCTTCTTCTTCAACCTGCGCCAACACCAGCTTCTTGAGTTTATCCGGCATACCGCCGAAGCCTTTCCAGTTAACGTACTTGAAGGTGCCGTCTTCATTCTTACCACCCTTCTCATCGCCAACCATGCTAGCTAGCATGCACTCTCCGATGAAGTCATCGAAGCCGCCGAGAAGTTCTTTCGGGTCAACTGCGTTAAGGAACTTAATCAGGGTCGCCCTGTCACCAGACTTCAGCGGAACTGCCATCCACTGCTCCATACGAGAGCCATCATCATTCTTGTCGTTGTCACCCATCAGGACAACCTTGACCAGCACAAAGTTAGCAGGCTTCTTAACTTCGGTGGTGTTGCCTTTCTTGAAGATGTCTTGGAAGGAACCAACGTGAATGATGCCAGAGATCACAGCCTCATGCTCACCAACTTCCGGGTTCTTAAATACACCACCAGTAGCTTGAGCAACCTCAGCACCAAAATCAAAATTACGAGCCATTAATTTATTCCTCCTTTGGTTACACGATACAATCAAGGGCAACCTATTGCTGCCCTTTGTTCTATAGTGTCACCTAATTACCAGTGCTTGGTCTTGATGTTCCAACCATAACCAAGTGCAAGATAGGTACTCCAATCCGGGTGGCCGGGATACAGGTAGGCTCTCACTTGGTCAGGTTATCCAGTTCCATATTGAGCATGACAAGCTCACGCTTCAATTCGTTAGATGCACCCTGTGCAACCATTGCGATGGTGCGCTTGGTCTCAGCCAGTTCGGCCTCCATCTTAGCCAGCTTGGCCTGATACTCTTCATCCAGCTTCGCCTTAGCTGCGTAGTAAGAGTTGTGGGCAGCAATCATGTTCTCGCTACGCTTCTCCTCAACAGCAACCTGCTGGTCTTCAACCACAGCGATGCGGTCTTTGATTGCATTGATTGCCTTGTTACGGATACGAGTGGACAGGTTACGGAAGAATTGAGACAGTGCTACCAGAGTGGTCACCATAGACATATTTATATCTCCTATATTTACTTAATTACCTATACTACCTTAACAACCTAGATTACCTAGGCTACCCTTCTATAGTGTCACCTAAATCAAGGATGCATTAATTTGTGACGGATAAGTTCATGGTGCTTCTTGTCCATGTAAGCAATGCGACTGCCACATACGTCAG